GGTATATTTTGCTAATGTTCCCTGTTTTATATTGACACCAGTAAATGTTGCTGTATTGTTTACAACACCAACCGTAGAATAATCTGTGGTGACATAATTGAAGTTAACACCATTAACAGATTCTGACATGAAGTTGGTGTATTTTGGAATGCTGAATGTTGTTGTGGTCACACCATTGAATGTTAGATTGATTTCAGCAACAGCACCAACAGGAGATTTTGGTACATAGTTCATTAGTTTAGCATGTGATACAACAGAAGAACGTTGTAATGCAGAATCCAAGAACATTTCATTTGCAACCATGTTCAAGTAGTATGCATTGTATTGTGTGTTGTATGCAAGAACATCCAATAGAGTAGACAATGCCGAACCTGAAAAGTTGTAATCCTTAAAGGTATCTTGTGATTGCAAATAGTTTGTGAAGTTTTTCTTGATGTCACTAAAGTCTAAATTAGCAACTTGAATATTTGTATTAGATGCCATTATCTGGACCTCTGAAGAATTAGGTTAACTGCTGTAGGTACTGTATTGTTTCCAACATAAAATTGCAACAAGACTGAAAAAGTTTCTTGGTCTGGATTTAATTGCACAACCAATTTATCAATTTGCACCCTAGGTTCATAGTTATCAATCACATTTCTAATTTCAGTCTCTAACATGTTTGCGGTCAGTTCTGTTGCAGGCTCAAATAGAATTGCATCTATGTTTGAACCCAAATCAGGTTGAAATGGTCTTTCATAGAAGTTTGTCAACAATAAGTTTCTGACTGATGCGATAACAGCTTGGTCATTATAACGCAAAGCAACATCTCCCGTACCCGGAGTGCGGTTGAAAGTTAAATCCAAATCTGCGTAAATCTTAGGTAATGTTGCCATGTTCTATTTATCGTGCTTATGGAACATCTTGAGATGTTGTAGGTAAAGTAACAAGTGCATCCGCACCAGCTTTTGCAATAAATGGGTGAGTGTGAGTGTTGTATAGTGCACGTAGATATAGAATACTGTCGGTAACTTGACCTGGACCATCCATAACCAATGGTGCATATACTTGAACACCAGCAGTTACGTTGGTCACCGCAGTAACGCTACCGCTTGATGAAATGTCACCTGTAACATTCAAGTCACCATTAACCAGCACATCGGCTTGAATCTGAACCTGATTTTTTGAAGAAATGATTGCATTTCCTGTAACTGTTGAGGTCAAATCACCTGCAACCTGTTGATTTACACTGCCATTCACACTCTCATATACATTTCCATCAACTTGCATAGTTGCATCACCTTGCACATGTAATACTGAATCACCAACAACGGTGATGTTACATTTACCCTTGATTAGAACATTATTATCTTGTGCAATGATTTCGTAGTTTGTGCCAACAACCTTATGAATCTCTGTGCCATCAGATTGTACCTCAGTAAAGGTACCAGTTCTATGTTGTAGACGAACTCTTTCCGCACCAGGAGTATCATCCATCTCAAACAAGTGACCAGATTCTGTTTGTGTCAATGTGTTGTATGGATATTGTGCTTGATAATCAGACCTAGGTTCAATCCAAGCTACTAATGGTGGTAATTGTTGTGTGCTGTTGCTCATAATTTAATGGAATTCTCTAGTTGATTGACTGTTGATTTGGCAGAAGAAAGAATGCTGTTGTATAGACCACCAGTTTGACCAGGTAGATTTACTTCACTATTTATTTGTTGCACAGCAGCGGCAGGTAGACCTTCAATGTAAGATACTGAAGAATTTACCTCAGCAACGGCAGCTTGAACCTCTTTGGTTGCAGTAATTGCTGCCTGTGCTTCTTGTGCATATGCTTTGGCTTTTGCAAGAATCTGTAATGGTTCTGTTTGTGCTAAGTTACCAATACCTGTACCTGGAGCACTAAATGCTGCAATAATTGCATCTTTAGCCAAACGAATCTCTTGCACAAAATACATTGCTTGTAATTTGGCCGCAGCCAGTGATGCTTTGATTGGTGTTGTAATATCTTTTACTGCACTTCTTGCTGAATTGGTTGCAGAGATTGCTGAGTTTGCAACTTCACCTCTTGCAAGAGGTGCAACTGTTGGTTGTCCTGGTGTATATTGTGTTTGTCCAGCAGGAACTTGTGGTGCGGCAGCAATTTGAGCCGCAGTTCTTGGGTCTTGGAAACCAGAATCTCCGGCCGCAACAGGACCTTGAATGCCCGGTAATACACCCATCATTACTGGAAATTGACCAGATTCTCCATCAAAGAAGAAGCCAACAATGTAATCACCTTCTCTTGGTGTTGAAAAGTCTTTAGAACGATTCAAAGGATACAATGGCATACACCAAGGTAAATCGGCAGTTGGTATTAGTTGCTTGTTATCTGTGTGCCAGCCGAAGATTCTAACTTGGCAACGACCAACTTGTAGTGGATCTATTCTGTTTTCAACAACACCAACCCACCAGATGAAGCCATTAAGACCTGCAAAATTGTTTATCATTTTAGACATTATAACATACCTTTCACTGAATTAGACCACATCTTAGAATTGTTATCAATAGAATTGTACAAATTAGTATTACTATCTTTAGATAATTCTAAAATTGTTTTATATTCATGCACAGTCATTATGTGACGAACCGCAGTTATCAAATAATTTCCAGAATAGTAATCATCTGGTTCTTTTTTCTTTGGATCTTTTGATAGTAAGTTAAAACCAACAACACGACCGACAGTCAAACCTGGATCACCGGGAACAGATATTTTTATTCTGGTGTAGTTCACCAAAGGTAATTGTGCGGTTCTATAAGGAATGTAAGTTTCTGCAAAAATGTCATGTGCTACAGAACCAGGATGACTTTTAATATAACTTGAATCGTTTTGACTAAAATTGGAAAAAGTTAGTTTGTAACAAGCTTGCGGTGTTTGATTTAATCCATCACCTAAACGATTTGAATAGTTATTTGTTATCGGATACTTGTTTAAGGTTTTTGCAGCAGACGAATATGCACCGTAATCAAAATTTGTAATTCTGTATCTTCTTAACAATGGATCAACAGATAGCAACTGATTAGCGAATACACCAGAATTTATGGCATTCAAAGTATCAAATGAATCCATAATTTCATATGTCATCACATTATAAATTTTTTGTGTTGTTGATTGAGTTTTTTGGTCAACGTTTTTTGGATTAAAGCTGTATGTATTATAAATTTTTTGGCCAAAAAGTGATTGTAATGAACGGAAGTTATAACCAAATTTATCTTCATATAACAACATATCAGCACCACGATTATTTGAATTTGGTCTGGCATATGTTGACAACCAGTTTATCGCATCAAATGGTTTGATGTTTGGAATCAAGAAATCATAAACACCATTAGTTTTTTCTATAAACGCAATTTTGCTGTCTGGAACTTTTAGATAGGATTTTAGTATGTCTACAACATTAGAAGCAATATCTTTTGCTCTATATGACTTACTAACCTTGTATTGTTCTGATATTAACAATTCTTCCGAACAGAAATACATTGAATATGTTTCTGTATTGCCATCATTTTCGGGTGTTCTTTTTGCTACCTTAAACACACGAAACACTTTATCAACAATGTTTGTTGTATCATCTACTTTACCAAAGGATAATCTTATGAATTCATTACCGTTCATTTGTAATTTTTCAATGAACCCACTAGAGTCAACAATCATTAAGTAACCTGATGCTGTATTGTTGAAGATATCCTCATTATATGACAGTTCAACCAAAACATTTTTCAAATCAAATGTGGATATTGCTGTCAACAAAGTCAGCGTTATGAGCGTATAATCATTTGGGTAAATTAACCCAGTTTTGTTTAACCCTGGTGTATCTGCCATTATTGACTCATTAATGATTTGAATTGTTGTTCAAATTGCGGTACATAAATTGAATTGACCAAATTGATAGTTCTATTCGCTTCATTCTGTTGAATTTCATAATCATAGATTGATTGTGTTGAAGCTGAGTAAGTCTTGGTTACAAAGTTTCCATTGGGAAAGTAAACAGGAGTACCAGGATTCTGACTAATAAGAACATTAACATTTGCATATGCTGCCGCATCAATTGTATAATTTGTTATGGTTGTATTTGATGAAGCACTCTCATATGTTGTCAATGTCAATATGTAATCTTGTATTGTGCTTTGTGTATAAGACAATACTTGTGTTGATGTTACATTTGCAACAGCAATGTTTAATGTGTTTGCTGTGACTTCACTGTATTTGTCAATGATGTAATCGTTGAACAAGTTTGGTCCCATTGGCCATTGCCATTGGGGGTCAATGATTTGATTTGAATACAATACAATCCAATAGCGATATGGATCACCATAATACTTGTTAGCAATAGATTCTGGCGTATCGCCATCTTGAATGTCATATGTATAGAATAACAAAGGGTTGTTCAACAAAGTGGGAACAACTTCAGACCTCAACATCAAATTTGTAAGTGCAACTTGATTGCCGTTATAGTCGGTTGAAGAAACAAGAGGAAAACTTTGAAAATATTTCATTATCTTAACCCATTAGGACTGTTGGAGTTATTGTATCCTGCCTGTAATCTTGCTCTATCAACAATTTCAATTTCTTTGAATTGTAGAGACAATGTAGTTTGAACAGGTGCACCATCAGTGTGTGCGGCAAAACCATTTGGTGCGTGATTCACCTCTATTGTTTCTAAAACACAATCGGCATATTTTGGTAAAAATTTATTTTCTTGCCCCTTAATGAAAAACTTAACATTAAAAATAGCAGGAGGTGTTAGATACATGCTTTGACTGGATACTGTTGCACCACTGGTTAAAGATGGTGCGGCATAGTATTTGAATGTGTATATGATTTGGTCTACGTTTCTGGCTTCTTGTTGTGATTTTGGTGTAAATACAAAAGATAAAGAAAAACTTCTCATTGGAAGACCTTCATAAATCATTTGCATTTGTGGATTGATGGCATAACCCTGACCTTGCAATAAAATATCACCAAGTCTATCTCCACCACCAGCTAAACCAGAAACCCCTTTTATAACCGTATCAATAACATTTGGATCGGAAGAAATTGCACTACCAACACTCTTATTGCTTTTTATTGCATCTGTAGTTGTCTTTGCAATTTGGTCAATACTTCTGAGACCATTTACAAGTCCACCCAATTCTTTTTGTAAACTAACTTCTCCGTAATTTGCGCTATACGTTGAATTTAGTGTGTCTGGCATATACAATGAAATGACAGATTTTAATTTTTTAACAGGTGGTGTAATTGCAATACCTGTTTGTTGGTTTGCTGATGAAATGGATTTGGATAAACCAGAAGCTAATTGGCCAACACCACCTGCAAGATTTGTGATACTGCTTGGTAACAAATTGCTTGCCGCCGTGGCTGCATTACTAACAAATGAAGAAATACTTGAAGCCGCTTGACCTGCTATGGCTGTTGTGGTTGGTGCAATGGCAGCGGCACCAGCAGCAATCGCATTTACTGTTCCTTTACCTGGAACAGCAAGACTTGCGCCCTGATTTTCGTCAGCAACATTGGCTGGAACAACTTCTTTAATAGAGAATTGAACATAGTGTGTCTTTGTGGCATCGGTTGATAATTCGGTTGGATAATTAAACGTTGTTAATCCATTTCCACCGAATAGTGCGGCTAATGGACCATTTGCTAATTGCCCTAATTGTCCAGGTAGCGCCACACCACCTACTGCTGTTGGAATTGAAATTATTGCCATGTTCGTCTTAAAATGAGGAATATATACTATTTATATGGCTTATTCTGGAAGATTTACACCTAAGAATCCACAAAAGTATGTGGGTG